GAGAGGCGCACGTTGTACTAACTAACTAAAAGGGCAAATCTTCTTCTTTTTGTTTGCCATCAGCCCACTCAAATATCATAGATACTTTAGCGGATGTTCTTTCATTCCCCTCACGATCTGTCCAGCCATCGTGGAATAGTCTTCCGATTATGGGCTTGCCCGCTACATCCGATTCATCCAACTCTGGTAAATAGTATCTACCTTCGCTTTCTTCTACCGTGACCCCAAGAGAATCAACCAAATCCATATAAGATTTATTTGAACCCATACTTTCACTCAATTGTGGGTATTGTGCCTTATTTGGTTTCTTAAAGCGAAAGAATCCTTTAGAGTATACTTCCCTCCCGACAAAAGCCGAACCACTTACAGTCTTCCCATCTTCTGTTTCAAATTCAGTATCACTATTATCTTCAGCGATAATGAATGATAAAGTGTAAATATCTGAAAGGTGTTTCCCCTTCACGACTATATTCTTTTTAATATTCAAAGATTTTACATGTGCCTTGTAATCTCCTTCTGGTATTAAGCCTTGAAAATCCTTCTTTGGGTCATACCAAGCATCAGTTGTCTTTGTATCATCAAGAATATCTATAACATCACTCATATTATTCTCCTTCTTTTATTTTTTCTATTTTTCTAAATACAGCATTCATATCGGTTCTTATTATTTCTCCATTGTTTACGCTGTTCATTATCTTGTTTTTCCATCCATCATCCAGACCATCCATTTTCTCCGCCAATTCAGCAACATCATCTTCACTTAAAGACAAGTCCTGTTTCCTATACACATCGTCAGCTATATTGCATAGCCTGTTGATAGCCCTTTTGAATCCATTTGTATTAGCACTCGCTAAGTTTTTGTCTATGTCAATTACATTCTCAGGTGTGTGCGGTAGGTTCCTTTTGAACTGTATCCTCGCAGCCCCCGGCGAAAAGAACCTTCGCACTACACCTTCATCCTCCACAACTAACTCACCAGACACGATAGCCCATTCTGAGCCTAAGAATTGTACAGGCTGTTCACCTGCGGGCTTCCAAGACCATACTGGGTAATTCTTGTTTAATTCATTTCGCATATACGCTTCATCTACATAATCAAATCCATCTGGTCTTGATTTGACTTGACCTTTAGGCGTAGTCCTTTGAGATATTTCCCTATGCTTATTAATCAAATCTATGTTTTCTACTTTTACTATTTTAGACATTTATTCTCCTACGTATGGACACATACTACGAACATCGCAGTATTGCTCACACTTTTTACCGCCCCAGTTTTCTTCTTCCGTGCAAGCCGAGGGCGTGGTTTTAATTTCAAGGTGGTGCAACAAAGCATCCCTTTTTTCTGTGAATTTTCTTTCTATATGATCGTTATGTATGTACGGTACTTCAACCAAGTAAATCTTTCTGTCGATTCCCCTATCTCGGGCCATCTGTATGCCACCATCCCGAACCGTAATCTGTATATACATATTGTCAACTTCTTTGCCAGCTTTTTCAAGCATGTATCTATAGCAATTCAATTGCCATCCCCAATCACCAAAATCTGCCTTTTCTTCATCTATATAAAATTGCTTAAGTTTACGCACCGTTCCTGCCAACCCCCATTTTGTCTTTCGCTTATAAACCGCTCCCGTAGGATCGTCTCCAAAGAAGTGTTGTATCCCCAAAACTTGCGCTACTTTATATGAACCAGAGTTCTTATAATCTATCAACGATTTAGACTCCTCATCGTACAAGTCGGCAATACCTGTGATACCAAGACTTTCCATAAATATTTCTGCATACTCTTCTTCCGCACTCTCTTCTAATTTCTTATGGTGCAGAGTCCCCGCTAATGCGAATGCATGCTCTTGTGGGTCTATAAAATAGTCTTTTGTTCTCTTCAAGTATGCTTCACAAGTCCCAGATAAACACTCTGTCACCGATGGCTTTCTATCGGGGTCTCTTTGCTTTGATAATTCTTTAAGCATGGGAATAGTTATCCCCATTCTCACCATATCTAATTTCCCATTTTCGAATACGTCTTCAAATAATATCTCTTCCCCATCTGGGTATTTAAATCCTATTGCACTCATATAAATTCCTTCTTTATTCTTTTAATTTTCTATTTAAAATTAATGCTACCAAAACAACTTTCCTATAAAAAAATACTTTATTTTTATCTTGTTAAGTTATTTGGTGTACCGTAAATTAACGGTTACAGAAAAGTTAAGTTATTATATATATATATATATTATATAGTTATATAATTATTTATTTCTCTCTCTTCTGTATTTACTTCCAATCCACTAAACTTATTTATTCTTCTAAGTATATAATTATCTATACTCTCTAATTCGAGAATTTCAATAAACTCCGGTAAAGTTAATTTGCTATTTTTCTTAAGAAATTCTAATAGCTTGCTCTCCGTACCATCTTCCAAATGTTTCCCAAGTTTTGCTCCCTTTTCCACCAATGATTGACATATTGTAATCCAATTCTTTATCTTTTCTGGGTTGGTAGTGCCAGAGTGGTGTCTAAATTCTATTGTCCCTAAGTATACTCGTGAATGCATATTGATACCGTGATATCTGGAATCATTGTATTTGTCATTATTTTGGCGAGAATCAGAACCATTATACCAAGAGTCGATAAAGTCTCGGTTGCTTTGTATGATAAATAATCTTTTTGAGGGTATGGGGGTCTTTCTACACCAATTAGACTTGCTTCGGGAAGCTGGCATCATTGAATACATTATATCTTCGCAAGCATTACCCAAAAGCATTATACCAGTAAGCTCGGGCCAATATAAATCTCTTGCATCTATATGAAGATGATACCCACAGCTTCTATTGACAGAAAATGAATTGTTATGAAGCCAATCTGTTATTTTGTCTACCTCTTCAAATAATTGATCCCCTATCATGGGTTTTGATATAAATTCAACACCTTCTCCGCTGATACTACCATCTGAAGTATGTGAAAAGTTCGCATTACATTCATCTGCAATATCTTGTGCAGAACCATCCCCGCAGAAAACGGTTTCAAGCTCTATTCCACAAGCTCTATCAAACCTATTCTTTTTAAGCCCATTTGGTTCTGGTGTAGGTACATTACAACCCCTATAAGTCCTATAAGAGTTAAAGTCTACCGATCCACATTCATCGTAGCAATTCTCGCATATACACTCACCATCCGACGTATAAGATTCGTCAATAAATAGTTCAGAACCGCAATCTTCACAGATAGTGTATACATCATAATAACATAATTCGCAATAGGGGTCTCCGCAATCATTGTTAAATATATCATCACTCTTTTCTGCGCATCCACAATTAGTACAATAATCGTGGTCTTCAGTAAAACAATCTGGGCAATATGCCTCACCTCCCCCTGTTGAACAGATATAATCTATATGAACATTATCCCCACATATACTGCAAGGCATAGCTACTGAGTCTAGACATTCTTTACACAACAATCCTGCTCTATCCTGAACTTCGAAAAGTTTATTGGCCTTTTTCTCACAATGTTCGCAACGTTTTTTCATTTTCTACTCCTAAGATATGCCATAATTGGCTATTACTAAGTATGCCAAAAGCATGTTAAACTCTTTAATCCACCCAATATTCTTTAGTGCATTGTAAAGCTCTACTTCGCTTTCAGCTTGTATTTCAATCCCTTCAAGGTCTTTAACCTGATCTTTTATGTGTTCCATAAATTCTTCAAATGTCTTTTCACATATAAATGGATTCTTTTTAGCTCTTTTATATAGAGATTTAATCACATAACTTTTTGATTTTAACTTTATAGGTCTGTCTATACCTACAAGTATTGCCTTTTTCCGTTTCATAGTTTCTCCTATACTGTCATTAGTGACTGGTTATGAGTTGTCCAGTCTCTTTCTGTTTTATCACAATAACTGCATATATCGTACCCATTGAACACCACAATTTCATTTTTCTCTAACCAATCTCCGCAGAAATCGCAAGATACACCATTCTCATCTGATGATGTTTTGGGAATCTGTACATCTTCTATACAATCAAAGCACTCATATCTGGTATCTTCGATTAAAACTAATTCATCATACCTTCTCCAATCCGAGCACTTTGAGCAACTACCGCCCCATTCTCCATCTCGGTCTAAGACGATACCATTTGTACGCTCACCGCAACAATTTGTGCATATTTTGTCAATACTCCAAGTGTCTTTATAACAATATACACATTTTGCTCTAGCGTGGGAATGGGAAGACCCATACCCAGTATAATTTTGTTTATTGTTATAAGCCCAATACCCAGAAACATTGGTCTGCACTTCCGTTATGTTTGGATTAGGGGAAGACCAAAATTCTCTTGTGTCAAAAGAGTATACTTTATCTGTTGGTACTTTCGCTATATCGATTTGCAAACCTGCATATTGTAAGGCATATCCCATAATCTGATGTGTTGATGCCCAAAATAAACAACGAGCTTTCTTCCAATATGCAACTACCAACGGCCTGCCTTTCTCGTGCAGAAGATTAAGGATATATGAATTTTCCTTGACCCAGCTAATGGCATAATCTCCATATATTAAATCGAGCACATCTTGTATGTCATCTTTCTTATTGATGAGGCCAAATATGACTTCGGAGTCGACTTCAACTGACTTATTTATTTTCTTAGCGACTATATCGTGATTCATTATAACCCCATTATGAGCCCCGATCACTTTTCCTATCGAAAACGGATGAGCGTTTCTAATGGATACTGTCCCATGTGTTGCGAATCTAACATGACCCATTGCAACAGTTGTATCTTTATCCACAGATCCCATTATTTCTTCCCAAGAATCATCGAGAATCAAGTCATCCGATGATTTTAATGTCTTATACAGCGAGCTTCCCTCCCCAGACATTATAGAAATCCCAGTCGAATCTTGACCTCTAATGACGGATTCATCTGTCAGATTAGTGAAAACATCCTTAATCCTGTTCATTTGTGAATCAGATTGCCATCCTTCTCGTTTGGCAAAACCAAATATTCCACACATTTATTTCTCCTTATCTTAGTTAACTGTTAATTTACGGAAGAAGTTATCATAACCTTCTAACAACATTAACAGTGGGGTTCCGCATCTCTTGAGAACCCCTTTTTCCCTTATATTCATCTATTCTTGAACTTAGGGGGTTGTACATCTCTATAATACCCATAACATCTAAGTAATCTTCGAGCTTTAGGTTATTATCTTCTAGAAACATATTCAATATTTTCTTATCTTTTGTGAGTAAATTTTTACCGAAATCTGTTATAGCTAAACAAAACTTAGTCCATTCAAATATTCTATTTGGATCTCTAGACCCTTCGTGATATCTATATTCAATCGTTCCCATATAGAATCTCGAATGTACATTTAAACCTCTATATCTTGATTCATTATATTTACTATCTGATGCCTGCGTTTTACCCATCTCTTCATACCAAAATTTGCATAATTCTCCCGCAGAAACAATCTTTAATAAATCTTTACTTTTAAAATCAGCCATTCTTTTAGAATATCTTTCAAATTCTCTAGATTGCGGAACCATCTGATATATAAAATCTTCCAATTTTTTTACTGTAAGTATTATACCTTTCATTTCACTTACCCCTAAATCAAGAGCATTAGTGTGAACATGAACACCACAAGAACCATCTGGTGATAGATTCATCTCCGATGCCCATTCGCAAGCATCCTTTATAGACTCCCCTATGTAATCTCCTATTTTCGGGGTCATAACCATCTCCACCCCACCTTCAGTCAAAGACCCATCGCTGACTATCCTCCAATCATTAGGCGGACAAAACTCTTCTACATCATCATCCTCATAACCTATAAGTTCTATTTCCAAAGATGCTGGTGTTTTGCTTTTATTCATCTCAAAGGAGTTCCCAGCATTATCTAAAAGCATCCTAGAAAGAAATTTGTCAGGTAACTTAGACGGAGGATTTGCCATATGACTCAAAGATACTCTGTCGTAGCATCGTAGACAATACCTACCTGCCCCGTGATAACCATCTGATGGGTTAGATACAGTTTCTTCATCGCATCCACTGCAAGTGAATACTTTCTGCTCAAAACATCTTGCACACCAAAAATTACGTCTGAAAATATATCTCGACATATGACTTATTGTGTAAGAATTATGACAGTCATAGCAAGTATAATTGGTTTCCTCCGCACAACTCCTGCAATAGCGATTGTAATTAGTTCCGTCAGTACTATAGAAATGATTATCAGCGGCGGCGTCTTCGCAGAGACCACAAATGTTTATCTGTCTATAAACAGATCTTAAACATGATCCAAATATCTTTACACAGTCTAATAATGTATCATCTGACAGTGGGTGCGATAAATAATCAGTATGTGTTAACACCTGTGGGGTATAACTTTCCTCATACCCCGCAAATATGTCTCCAAATTCATAGTATTGTTCTTCTTTTTTTGAAAATATAAGATCAGGAGCACCATCTATGGTTCTTATAATGTAGAAATAATCACCATACACAGAGTCCATGTCTAATATAGCTCCGCCTCTTATATCTCCCTTGTGCAAGGGCATAATAATAAATTCATATTTACTATATTTGCGAGTTATCGTATCATCAGTAATTATATTATATCTACGTATCCCCACATCACCGATTGATGTTATTTGTCCCCATCTGATCCCATCATCGTATCCTGCCCTAGGTGTTAATATAACCTTATCGCCTACTCTGGCTTTAACCCTTAAATTCATAGTCTATTTCTCCTTATCGTTGTTATAAATGGGAATAATACTGGTAAAGCTATTGTTATAAAATCTATTATTAAGTGGAGTATACCACCTCCGTGAGGACATATCATTTTTTATTCTCCATTTCTGTATACTTTATAAAATCCTTAAAACTTAAATTACTCTTCAACGCATAGCTTAAATCTGTTTGATGTATTCTCAAATAAATAGTCCCATCTCCGCCAATCATAATCACAGGATGGCTACATTCTATCTCTATAGGCTCATCTGGATATTTCTCAAATAACTCTTTGGGGTTCATATTAATATTTTCCTCTTTTTGCTTTCCTTATACCAAATTGCCCTGATCTGGTTAGATGTATATTGATTCGCACAGGTTTTAGAAAGACCAAACCTCTTCACCATCCATTCCACCAGTTGGGATTTATATATATGAGGGCATCTGTTGTGAAAATATCTAATCATCTGCGTAAGGTATCGCCGAGAACCCATTCAAGTGCCTCTACCCATCCTTTAGTAATTAAATAATCTACTGAATTAATATGGCTATCTGAGTCCAAAGGTATACTCATTTCTTCAAGAGCATCTTTTTCTTTATCTAATACATCACGTATTATCACTGTATCAAACGGCAGTGAATCGTGATTATATAGACATAAAATACTGCAATATGGATTTCCTTCTCTATCATATACGGTGTTTTTATCTACATCAATATCAGATACGCAATTCCAGCAAGATTCCATTATTTCCTCCAAAAGTGGTTATATAATTCCGTTATAAAAACTGTTAATATCATAGTCCCAAAAGCAAATGCCACCAGACCTATGCCTGCGATAAAGATAGACCCTGCTATCCTTACTATTCCATCTATCATCTTCGTTCTCCTGTTCTAATTAGTCCGCTCGATGAGATTTGAACTCACATCCAATCTGCCATTCAGACGAGCGGTGATTATAGTTGCTTTATCTTTTCATCTATTCTCCTTAACTTGTAATTTCGATCTAAACTTTGAGCAGTTTTTTTTGTGCAAGTGATACTCAGCACTCTGGACACATATCATATATTGTTTAATACTGTCCATATTATGAAAGCCCAAACACAGCAAAGTAATATATATCCTGCTATTTTACCAAGTTCTTTCATACGGCCTCAAAACTTTTGGGTCTACTTTCTTCACCTTACGAGGAAAATATTTTCTATTTCCTAGTCTATGTTTTCTGACGCTTGCTTTAAATCTGATTGCTTCGTGACAGGCTTCTAAGTATTCTGTGAATATCCTAAAATCAGAATATTCCGTCTTTGTATCATAATCATAGAGGATAAAGGTTTGATTTCTGTATTGTGTCTTATTTTTGAAAATATCTATTATTTTCTCGCATAACTTCAACGAGGGCAATTCCATTATTGCACCTGTCGGTAAAGTCAGATTATATCCATTATCACTCGACTCAATCTCAAGTCGGATCGGTGGCAGATTAGTTTTGTTTCCCTCTATATATTTATCTATTTCTGTTCGCATTTAATCTCCATTTTATTTTATTTAGTTAGCTCATTTTATCTAATCTCTTAACAATTTTAGGCTTTTATATCTAATCTCCTAAAATTATTAGGTTTATTAGTCTGTGTACCCCAAAAGCCCCGCCAAATTAATGACGAGGCTTGTTTTCCCTAATACTCTACTTATTTTTTAGTCTTAAGAAAAGCATTGCTTCGGATCGCATATACATTGCCATTATACTCCCAAGTTTCGCACTCTTTCACGAGCTTTTGAATCTCACGGTATTTTTCCTGCGTTTCGTTTGGTGCATGGAGTATGTTTTTCTCCCTTTTTCCTTTTACCCTAAAATTCAAATCCTCAGGGTTTACACCACTCTCAACTAAACTATCCCAATTCGCTTGAGTGATAGGAGTTTTTTTATTTTCAACAGTCATTTTAGACCTCTTTTGTTAGTTAGCACTCCCCGTTTTTCGGGGCGTTTCTTATTATACGAAATAAAAATAAGAAAAGTTCCATAATAAATAAAATAAATTAAAATAATATAAGGATAACAAGACACAGAAGTCTTATTAGATCGGATCAGAAAATTATAAGAAGACACAGAAGTCTTATTTAACTATTAAATTGGGCCAATCAACTTCAAAGAAGACCCAGTTATCTTATTTAACTATAAATTCGGCCGAGAAATCATTAAAGAAGACCAAGTTATCTTATATAAATACTATTTATAAATATATAATAGGATATTCATATCTTAAAATACGTTTTTTTCAACCAAAAAACCAAGAGCAAAACAATTCGGGAGGGGTGCGGAAAAATGCATAAAAGACAACCACACAATTTTTTCTATTTTTTTATATATAGAATATAATACAAATCAATCAACTTTCATAGATTTTTTTTAGTTTTATGATTATCTGGTTAGTAGCTCTAACCACTTGGGGTGTGATATAATATAGATATAGGTCTATTTGCAATTCTTTGCGGTCTAAACGGGACTTTTATGATTTCTTGGTATATAGATACCAATATGTAGTTTTTTCAACTAATTTGGACGAATTTGGGATTTATCTTTAATAATACGTTTTTTCTTATTTTTAAAAATTTTTTCGTAATTTTTTTTATATGCGGTTCTATCCGTCGTTCTATCCCTATCTCCTTTCCCACTCATTGCAAAACCTTTCTTTTTGCATATACGTTAGTATATGTTTTTCTTTATTCTTATACGATAGTATAAGAAGTAAGAGAGTATATATAATATATATATAAGAGCCCTATTGCTTAGTTCTACTTATAATTTAAGGGAAAAAGGGTACTTTGTCAAGTCTTTTTTTTATTTTCTTTAAAAAAGTTTTTTAAAATAGTATTAGGAAAGTTGTTTGGTGTGTTATATATTCTTGCTATGATTGAAGATAGAAAAATCTAAGATGAAAATAAATCTAAAGAAAAAGGCGACTAAGCATTGTGCGAATTGGGATAATGGGAAATGTTTAGGGTGCATGTTTGGTAGAGATGGGGACAATAATCTTTTCTTTTACATGGATAGTGATTATTCTGGAAAGGGTTGTAAGGTAAATGAAGGGTGTGATTACTTTGATAATATAGTCGTACCGGGGATAAAGGAAAAATAGAATGGCTAAGATGACACCGGAAGAAGCGGTACTAAGACCTGTTAAGTTTATTGAAGATATAATAAACGAAGTTAAGAATAAAGAACATGGTTATGAACCTACGGTAATGAGTACAACAGTTCCCGCATATGGGAACGGGAAGAGAGAATATGAAGAAATCGACAAAGAGAATGAAGAAATCGAGAAAGCGTGTGCTAAACATCGGCGGGCACGATTACAAGGTAGTATACATGGACGGCGAAAAAGAAGGCCGTGAAGGTAAATACTTGCTTGGGGTTAATGACCCGCGCTCGTGTGTGATTAAATTAGATAAACAAATGAACACATCTAGGAAGATGGAAACATTCTTACATGAGGTAATCCATGTAATATTCAATAATACCGGTTGTGCGCACGATGAGAATACAATTGAATGTTTGGCAAATGGATTTCATCAATTAGGCGTAGGAGAATACTTGTGGCGAAAGATAAAGTAGAATCGATATTAGATGAAGCTAAGTACTTGGTTAATGGTGCTCGTGGTAAAAACTACGGGCATCCAATCGAGGATTTTAGTAAGACGGCTAAAATGTGGTCTGCAATTTTGGATACTAAAGTTAGCCCTCAGGATGTTGGTTTGTGTATGGTGGCGGTAAAGTTAAGTAGGGAAGTGAATAAACATAAGCGTGATAATTTGGTAGATATAGCTGGATACGCTTTAACGGTACAAATGATTGAGGATTATCGGTGAGATTAATACTCTTATGGTTTGAATCAATATTGTTGAAAATGTTATTTTTCGTAATAAAGCGAGGAAAATAGTATGAAGTGGTCAAATGATGAAATCGAAATAATAAGTCAATATAGGCGTACAATGAAAAGTGTCCGTAATATATGCTATGATTTGGATAATGCGGGCTTTATGCGCACGTACAAATCGGTAACACGTAAAATTGAGTCTATGGGGTGGACTAGGCCTACGGATGTTAGTGACTTGACAGTATTACCTAAAATATTAATGTTTGACATAGAAACAACGCCAATGCCGGTATGGGTATGGGATTTTGGCAAACAATACGTCCCGCCCACAAATTTGATGAGAGATGACGCTGGACACCAAAAGTTTTGGTATATTTTATCTTGGTCGGCAAAATGGCTTTATGACGAGGTAGTGTTATCTGATGTGCTTACACCAAAGGAAGCCGTAGCGGGTGATGACTCAAGGATACTTAAATCCATATGGGAATTACTTGATGAAGCGGATATAGTGGTGGCACATAATGGTGATCGCTTTGATATTAGGAAACTTAATGCAAGATTCATATTGAACGATATGTTGCCTCCCGCACCTTACAAGTCAATAGATACCTTGAAGATTGCGCGAAAGGAATTTGCGTTTAGTTCGAATAAGCAAGACTTCTTAACTAAATACTTCGGGTTGGCGGAAAAACTAAATACCGAATTTCAACTATGGATAGATTGTATGAATGGTGACAAAGCGCGATTGCAAGAAATGCTTGAATACAATAAACGTGATGTTGTGGGATTGGAACAAGTATATCTTAAGTTAAGACCATACATTAGAAACCATCCAAACTTAGGTGTCCTTATGGATGACGATGTTTGCCCAACTTGTGGGAGCGAAAGCTTGTCCCCTATATTGGCTACCTATTTTACAAGTGCTAATGAATTCCCGGTGTACCGATGTGGTGGTTGCGGGTCTCCATTTATAAGAAGTAAGACTAATATGAATGTTAACGGAACCGAACTTAGGAGTATAGCTAGATAAAAAACACTTGACTTTTGGGTGTTTTAAGCTTATATTACAGTATGGTTAGTAGAAAAATAAAAAATGTCTTACATTTTGGATATAAGAACAAAAGAGAATTTGAAGAATATAATCCGAATGTAGGACTTGTCGACGATTGGCGGAACGGCGAAGAAGATCAGTGGGTAAAAGCCGATGATGGACAAATCTTCCAAGTTTTAAGGCGCGGTGAACTAAGACATCCGAGTACAAGAAAACTTATGAATCATTATATAAGAACTATCTTGGGTTCTTTTGTATGCTCTAAAGGTGCTGTAATGGATGGTGAATTAAGGGAGAATATATATTCTTTTGGTATTGTATCCAGACTAAAACCACATGAGCATTATATGACTAAGAAGCAATTAACATCAAGAGAGTTTCTTTTTGCGAAGTATATTGTTAAGGGTGATGGTATAGCGGAGGCGTATATGAAGGCATTCCCGACCAACAAGGAAGGGCATGCCGAGCATCGTGGGAAGAAGTTAATTAAAACTGATAGGATACAAAAAGTGATAAGAGAAGAAGTAGATAAGGTTCTAAATGAAGCGGATATAACTCCGTTGTATTTGCTAGAGAAGATGCGAGCCATCGTAGACAAGGACGAATCACAAGACAAAGACAAGATCTCAGCAATCAAAACATTAATGCAAATTAGTGGTATGATGGATACTGAAAAACGGTCTGAATCAATAACATTATTTCAAGGGTTTACAAAGGAACAACTGGATGCTATCTCAGAAGGTGGTCAGAGAAAACTCATCGAAGCTTCGCAAGAAGTTGAAAAATAAGAATTGTGTCATTTGCGAATTTCCAATGATGGATTATTCGTCTATTTGGTATGATTTGGATGAAGAAAATTTACATGTGCAATGCTCTGAATGTTTTACTTTGTATGATAATGAACTTGAAATAGAAATGCCGGGGTTGATATATCGATATGGAGATGCTTGAATACATGATGACTGCTGTATGCGGTCATGATATAGACACTGAATGGTTTGAAAGTACCGAAGGGGAAATCATAATAAGGGACTTTGATTCTAAGGGTGATAGGATGGCTTCTTATTGCGTTGTTTGTAAGGATTGCTTGACCATGTATAGCGGAATAGAATTAGAACCTTCGGAAATAGAACCTTGGTTAGAAGGGACATTAGACTATGCGATCTGAAAAATTAGCGGTATATGGGACATTAAGAAGGGGATCGGACAATAAAGGTGTAGTGGAAAATACTACGCTTGTATATCCCGGGCACACAAGGTTCCCCGCTGTAATTTATAATGAAAAAGGTAAAGGGACAATTGTAGAAGTTCTTGATGTTACCAAGGAAGATTTAAATACATACGATATGTATGAAGGGGTCAAGTCTGGGATGTATAGACGTGTACGAACGAATGTAAAGATGGATGATGGGGGAAAAGAACGTGCTTGGTTGTATGTAGCGGGGGATTTATTGTTAGCCAATGAAACTGTGTTCGAGGTGATAGAAGGAGGTGATTGGAATAAGCGACAAGATAGAAATATTTAATATAATACCAAATGACCTTTCAGAAAAAGAAAGGGTTTTGGAATTAGCATCTAAGGATTTAGTCACTTTTGGTCAATTGTTTTTGTCCGAAGATTTCATGAAAAGCACACCTGCCCCATTCCATTATGAATTAGGGGGTCTCTTATTAGATGAATCTAATAAGCGTATATGCGCTATTATTCCTCGCGGGCACGCAAAGTCAACTTATGTAAAAGCATCGCTTCTTTATAAATTGTTTTTCAATCCAAAAGAAAAGCGTGAGTTTATAGCATTTGTATCGGAAGAACAAAGTCAGGCGGTAGATCATTTAAAATATATTAAATCGCATATAGAATTTAATCCTGCATTTAATTATTATTTTGGTGATATTGTCGGGAAGAAGTGGACTGAAAAGGAAATAACCACCTCAAAGGGTGATAGAATTATATCCAAAGGCACTACGCAAAGATTGCGCGGTAGATCGGAACTTGGTCTACGGTATACTAAAATTGTACTTGATGACTTTGAATCCGAATTGAACACCAAAACACCCGAACGTAGGATGGAAATTAAAGAATGGGTTATGTCTACTGTTATGCCCGCTTTGGAAGAATCTAAAGGTAATGAAGGTTCGGTATGGTTGATTGGGACGATTGTACACTATGATTCATTTTTACAATCAATATATGATGGATATTCTAACGCGATTGATGCTGATGAAGATTATACTTGGGATGTGATATTTAGAAGGGCTATTGAAGATGGGAAAGCCTTGTGGCCCGATTACTTTAATAAAGAAAAATTAAAAGAAATAAAGCGCGGGTATATAGAGCAGGGGCTTACGCATAAATTTGCACAAGAATATATGAATGATGCGAGAGACCTTGATTCTGCAAAATTTAAAATAGATAGGATTAATTACTATGACGGTAGGTTTGAATCTAAAAACAATCAAGCCTATGTCGTGACCAAGGAAGATGCTATCCCGATTAATGTGTATATGGGTGTAGATTTGGCTTATGAATCATCTGCGCAACATGACTATCAAGTGATAATGGTGGTGGGGATAGATAGCGATAAGAATTTTTATATACTTGAATACTTCCGCGAACACTTCCCTTTGTACGATATGCCAAAAAAGATATTTGAATGGGCTAAGATGTATCAACCTTTGCGCAGGGCCAATGTGGAACACGTAGGGGCTCAAGGTGTGATTAGAGATGCCGTGAATGCTTTGGAGGGTAAAGATAGGAAGATGGCGCCGGGGATAGCTATGGGGGTTAGACCACCAACCGGCATAAAGAAGGAAGATAGGATAGAAGCCACATTATGCCCTATCGTTAATAGAAAGAAATTATATATTAAAAAACAACACCAAGAATTGGTAGATGAAATGTTTCATTTTCCAAAAGGCAAGAACGATGACCTGCTTGATGGCCTTTGGTATAGTGTAATTAATGCACGCTCGCCTATTAGTAATAAGTTTGATGCTTCCGATTTTGAGTCTAATGTGGAGGAGAGAGCACAAAAAAAGACCGTAAAAAGATTAAGAAGTTGGATGACAGGTCAAAGGATTTGAAAATAATTAAAAAAACTCTTGACAAACTATGCATTTTCGCTTATATTATAAGTATAAGATAATTTTGCAAAATCGGGAGAATTGATATCGCACACTCTGCAGAGAATCCGGAATCAAAGAAAAACCAAGAATTATGGCGTAGATGGCGGGATGCAAGAACTGACTGGGACACGGAAGCCCGTGAAGCAGTAGATTTTGTACTCGGGAATCATTATACGAAAGAAGAATCAGAGGCACTACAAGAGGTAGGGCAAGGTGACTTCGTTATCGACAGAGTATACGCTGCAGTCGATAAATTGAAATCATTATTGACTTCTAAGAATCCAAAATTTTCTGCTATCGGCAGGGAAGATTCAGATAATAAATTAGCCACTGTCTGGAGGACTATACTTGAATATGTATGGGATATATCGGATGGTGATATGCAGTTTAAGAATGCAGTCCACGATTATGCCGTATCAGGCCTTGGTTATTTTTACGTATATACCGATCCCGAATCAGATTTTGGGCGCGGTGACATAAAGTTTACATATGTAAATCCTTTCAGGATTTATGTAGACCCCGCATCCCGAGATAGATATTTCGATGATTCATCATCGATGATATTATCAACTATACTAACAAAAGATCAAATACTTAATTTATACCCACAATTACAAGAATTCATAGACGATATAGATTCAATGAATGATGAAGAAGATTATCCTTCTTCTGGCAAGAAGAATACTTCTATGTCATTTACACCCGATGTGGTCAAAGATAGTGACCGTGGTGGCTTTGAAAGATATCGCATATTAGAAAGATTTGAAAAGGTAAAAGTACCTTTTTATCGTTTATTCAATAAGCAAAATGGTGAAGAAAAAGTCGTTAGCTTAGATGAATACGAACAAGTCTTAGAACAAAATTCACACCTTATCGAGTCGGGGTTGGTTGAAGCAGTAGAAGTCCTACAAACACGCATTAGAAACGTGGCAACCGTGGGTCAATACTTGTTATATGATCAGGTTTTAAACTGTGACATATATCCTATAATCCCAGTCCCGAATATTTGGACTAATACTCCATACCCCAAGTCAGATGTAACAAAAGTCAAGGACTCCCAACGTCTTATAAACAAACTATTTTCCTTGACACTAAGCCACGCGCAATCTTCTGCCGGACTAAAGTTATTAGTCCCAGAAGGAAGTGTTGATGATGTGGGCGAATTAGAAAGAAATTGGGCAAACCCAAATGCAGTTATTGAATATAACCCAGAATTTGGTGAACCACATTTCCCATCGCCCCAACCATTGGCTGCTGAATTTTATCACCTAATCGATAGGGTGGAACATTATATAGATTTAAATTTTGGTATCCCAGAACTTATGCAGGGGTTTAGGGAATCTGCCCCTGACACGGTGCGTGGTACGGCCATGCTATCCGAAATGGGCGAGAGCCGTGGTAAATCCAAACTTAGGGATATCGAAGGAAGTTTAACCCGATTAGGCAAGTGTATATATGCTATGTCTAAGGGACATTATAACTTCAAAAAGACTTTTAGAATCGTACAGCCAAATAATGACTTGACCGAATTTACGGTTAACAGTAGGTTGTATGATGACAAAACTAACGAATTGGTGTCTATTGAAAATGATATTGCAATAGGGCAACATGACGTTCGGATTATATCGGGTTCAACGTTACCATCAAATAAGGTGGCCGAATACAATATGTATTTGGAAGCATATAAGTTGAACTTGGTAGATGATGTCGAGGTTTTAAAGAAAACAGAAATCTTTGACAAAGAAGGCGTTTTACAACGTAAGGGCATGATGGCACAAATGCAGTCATATATACAACAACTTGAAGGTCAATTAAAAGACATTACCGGTGATTTGCAAACGGCAGAACGTGAAAGCGTACATGCTAAGAAGCAAGTTATCGCTGAAAAATTCAAGACCAATCTTAATGAGGTTGTCACGGAAGCAAAGTATAAAGAACGTGTCAATCTTAACAAGATGGAAAGTGTGATTGATAAAGCTGATTTTCGTGCTAAACAAACGGAAAAAGCGCAAGGCAAAAAGGGAGCCTCGAGTTAGAGGCGTTAATGGTATTTAATAACAGTTAAGCCCTATCGGAATATCGAAAGGTAGAGTCCGGGAGAATAGGGAGATTGGAAAAATAATGGAAGACCAAAGACAAGAAGATACTGGCGTACCCAGTTATGAAGACAATTTAGCAGAAGGGAATCCGAATGATCGGGTTCAATTGGCTAATGTAGATGAATTCGCATCCGACGTTCAACCAGAAGAGGTAACTCCGGCGACACAGGCGCCAAGTGTACTTACGGATGAAGGTAACGAAGGTGGTGTTGAATACGGGACTGATTGGGAAGCGGAAGCTAAGAAGTTTCAATCGATGTATGATAAGACGAAATCTGAATATGATGCATTGAGCTCTGATAGCGCGTCTTTAGATCAAATGCGTGAATTAAAAAACGTATTAGAACAAAGACCGGATATTGTAGAAGCTATTAGGGGGAAACTTGAAGGTAACGCAGAAGCCAGCGGCAGGGGTGATTCAGGTCAATTAGACGAATCATCTTTTGACCCTTGGGAAGCTTATTACAAACCTGAGAGTGAATCGTATAAGATGCGGTTAGCTCAGGAAAGAGCTCTTGTAGATGAAGCCGTCGGAGGACATATGGCGGAATTGCAAGGGCAGGTTGCTATGCAAAATTTAAGAAATGAACTTAAGTCTAAGTATAACATGGAAAGCGATGAAGAAATTGGTAAATTTATTGAATTTGCTACGAACCCTAGGGATGAACTCCCCATCGATTTATTAATTGATGTCTATAATAAACATTATGGGAAGGGTGCGGAAATGCCTTCATCGGAAAATATGGAAGCTACTAGACAGGCTCAGGCTATGCCAAGGCCAGCAGGTATCTTACAGGGTGGCGAACCACCGCGTAAGAGTGAAAATGACGCTGCTTGGGATAGGATTCTTAACGCTAGCAACAGTGGACGAATCCCATAAAAATAATAATGGAGGCTATATAAATGGCTATTACACAAGGGAATAAACTCTCTAGTAACATTACTGCATCGACCACAAGTGCCGGTGTAGGCCAAGCTCCAGATCGTCGTAGGTTATATGATTTTTCAGATAAAGTTTCAGAACTTGCTCCTGAAGAATCCCCATTTTTCGCTTATTTGTCAAAAGTGGCTAAAGTGCCTACAGATGATTCTTTGTTTCGATTCTTAGAAAATCGTTCAAAGATTGACTGGACGTCTCGTAATTTCTACATAGCAGCAAGTGCAGGAGCAATCGGCACTGTAGTAGCAGGTAGTGATTACAGTTTTCGCGTAGATGACGGTGCGGGAGCATCTGTCAATTGGATGGGTAAAGGTATGGTATTCTCAGTGAATACTGTAGACTCAACCGCCGGTTGGGGACAATCGCTTTTTAGAATTGAAAGTTCTGTAACCGACAATACTACGTATACTTCTTTTTCAGCTAAATGTATTGACACATCTGGCGTTTCCGGTTCCAACGTTGTTGCCGAAGATGACCAATGTCAAGTAATTGGTACTTCCTTTGGTGAAGGTACTGGTTCACCCGATGCATGGTCAAGCGAGATTGAAGATGACTATGGATACACGCAGATTTTTAAAACTGCTGCTGAAATGTCTAACACAGCTATCGCTACACGATATCGCGGTTATGCAAACGAATGGGAACGCATTTGGGCGTTGAAACTTCGTGAACATAAGGTTGATATTGAACGGGCTATGCTTTTCGGCCAACGTGCTCGCGTTGGTGGAGTACAATACACAGAAGGCCTTGTAGGTCATATTGTTAAAAACTCTACACCAAGTACGGCTGATGCAGCATTATCTTACACATCTGGGGCAGCTTACTATCGTAGTTCTACTCAAGCCGAGTTAACTTATGATAGACTGCTTTCTGATATGGAAGTAATGTATGACCCAGCACGCGGTGGTAGTGCTGATAAATTAGTTTTGGCTAGTTTACCAGTAATTACATTCTTTAACAAATTAGGTTCAGGCGCATTCTTAGATTCAAGTGTGGCTTATTCCGATAGTGCTGTTGCTTATAATTTTGATAAGCGTGAAGGTCAATTTGGTCATAAGATTATGACTATTGAAACTATTCATGGTGCAATGCACTTAGTTAAAGAACCTCTTTTCCGTGGTGTTTCAAGTGGTTTCATGCTGTTTGCCGACATGGGCAAACTTTCTTACCGTCCATTGGTCGGTAATGGCTTAAATCGTGATACCAATATTGTAACTAATGTTCAAAGCGCAGATGAAGATTTACGTAAAGATATGATCTTGACCGAAGCCGGTCTTGAGATTTCCTTGCCTGAATCACATGCACTTTATAACATTGAAAGCTTATAAGGGGGTATAAGATGAGAGCAAAAAGACACGAAGCTAATAGTGGTGATTACGACAATTCAAATGTAAAATTACTAGCGATATCAGCACCTTTTTCCGCATTTGCGGATGGTGGCTCTACCGTTGGTACTTATGCTTCAGACATGACCTTACCGGTTGGGTCTGTAGTATTATATTCATTTATTGATGTAACAGCTGCATTTTCTGGCGACACGAGTTGTGCTGTTCAAATCGGTGACGGTTCTGATGCAGATAGATTTAATAAATCTTCTGATCCATCAGCGTTTGCTGCCGGTAACATTGACGGCGGAGTTCCACAGGGTGTCCAATTCTGTAGCGCGGCTACAGCAATCACTTTAACGGCTACTGCAGGTTCCGATTGGGGCGCAGTGAGTTCTAGTGCTGATATGACTGTATACCTTGTTTACGTTGACCCTAATGTTAGTGTATCAATATAATCCAAATCAATAAGGATTAATACTTAGAACGGTATGGGGTTAGGTTAAAAAAGCTTAACCCCGAATGTTCAAAAATTTAAAGGAAAATTATGGCAAATTACAATACTACGACAAGAGTTATAATCAATGAACCAAGTGTTGCCTCGGATTCTACAAGCGGTTCTTTGGCTAAAGAATTAAATGATTATTTAGAAAGCGTAGACGATTCAAAGACGATTAGATCAATACATAGCGCACAAATGCGTGATGGTAGAATTATTACCGTCATTATTCATGATTCTTGATGAATTGTCAGCATTGCAATAAGGATAATAAGGGTGGTTGGTTTTATTGCAAATCTTGTGGGGGACGAGCACATCCACCTAAATTTACTACAAATTCATGGATGCGGTCTGATATAACCGCACAAAGTAAAATGGAATTTTCAGTTCAATCAATGGACGATTCTGTTAAGAAAATGAATGATGCGAATGGTAGTAATAAATTAAAACAATTAGGGATTAACCCGCTATAGCGGTAAAGGGAGAAGGAATTACTGATGGCTGGTACATTAAAAGTTAAAATACAAGAAGATATTATACTTGATAATCAGGACTATGGCTCTAAAAGAGTATTAGAGATTGCCAGTATAAATGAGGTAATGAAAAGAATCGTTACTTGTGCGGCTAGTCAAACAACAACTGTTGCCGTATTTAACTCTAATGCATATGGAGCGGCAGGTGCTGTTGATATTGAAGATTCAAAATATATAAGAATTACTAATTTAGATAGTTCCAATGCAGTTGAATTAGCTGTTGTTGGAGCGGCTACTTTGTATCAAGTAAATTTAGCGGCTGGTCAAAGTCATATTCTTGGAAGCGCTGATGGTTTAATGTTATCAGAAGCAGATACAAGTCCAAGTTTTGGTACTATGGCTGATTTAGGAAGTATACAAGTAAACCCCGGTGGTAACGCAGTTGATGTTGAATTATTTATAGCGAGTGCATAATGGCGACTTTTGAAGCACAGATAGAAGGTTTAACTAGTCTTTCAATAGATGGTAGCAGTGCCCCAACTCAAACCGAGTTAACTCAATTTCTTACCGATGGGGCTAAGGAAATTATCAATGTATTGCCTCCCAATCTGGTAGATTTATGTTCATCCTCGCAGTCTTTTACATCTGGAACCGCAAGTACATTAAATACTGGTAAAGTTCTCCGTGTATTTAGAAGTGATGGTGATATCAATCAGCCGTGCAGAAAAGTTGATGCCATGCAGAAGGGACGTCTTTCAGATAGTGAAGATATGAGTTACGCTACTATTACAGACCCAGTTTATTATATAGAAAATAATAGTTTAGATGTTTTACCTGTCGGTGGTTCTGTTACGTATTCAGAAGTTCAATATCCA